TGTTGGTTGATATGTGTCCTCGCGAATTAGCGTTGTAATTGTTTGATGTCTTTCAACTTAGGAAAGTGGCTAACTGATTGTGCTGAAGTGTGTAACCGTGAACGAACGAGTTTACAGCCAATACTTCACTTTATCTACCAAATCTACAATGGCGAGCTCACCGAAGAAGAAGCAAACCACCAATACCAGTCACTCACTGGGTCGAAAACAACGTGTCCCCAACTCTTCAAGGGAATACGTAAATTTGCAACAACCCGTTTGGCCTATGTCAAATGGATCATCAAACAACTCCCTTTTCCTTCTACAGCACATTTTGAATTTATTTGCTTCGGCCGAAGGATTGACAAACGGTCAAAGTGGGGGAAGCTTAGCAATTCCCTCAAGTCAATCGCACTTTCCAGTGCCAAATTCCTCAAGAATCGTCCAACCTACGATGAATTCACCCAAGCATTCAGCCGGGTGGAAAGCAGTCATCCACGGGAATGGGAAGAAGTCTCCAAGATCATCGTTGAAGCCATCTTCTCCAGTTACCTTGACAAACCAACAAGGTCCGTCTGCTATATCGCAGGTCTCCCAGACACATGGTTCGTCTATGAACCTAAAAAGTCCAGTGTCAGTCAAGCAGAACCGTCCAAGTCCCATAGAGGCTGGTCCAGTACCGCAAACCACAACGTTCGCCGTTTCGCCAACTGGATCAAAACTACGGTCTCCGACAGTAAAAGAGCAGAGATCGCTGCCATCTATCGAACAAGCTCCGCAGCCTTCAAGTCCAGTGTCGACAGTGAGCTTAGTGATGAAGAACGTGAATTGTGGCGCTTTGAAACGTCGCAAATCAATGTCAGTGATTGATATGATTGACATGGTTGGTGATGTGGACAAAGCATTCCGAGAGTACAAGACTGAACCTCGGGTTGTTTATGTTCCGATGCCATGCAAGTGTGACTGTCATGAAAGGCGTAATTCAAATGCGAGTGACGTCATTCCACCAGTTGAGACAATTAAGGTCGATACAGAGCCATTCGACCACATTTCAATCACTAGCGAGCCTGAGGAGCCACTTATTCCATCTCGATCTAACGATAAGCTCCTCATGCGTATCAAGCATCTTTTGACTCCTAAAAAGAAAGAAAATTTGTTAGGAATGTGGCAAAGCAAGAACGATATGCCATCTGTTTTTCCAAGTAAACACGTGCCAGACCATAAATGGCAAGTAGTCAACTTGGATGATGGTGATGTCGAATGTAGCTTTGTCCCAGTTCAAGCGGTCCACCCTGAAATGGGAGGGCCGTCCAACGTTCCAACAAATGCATATGCCTCAGATGAAGCCCGGCCACGTAAAGTTTTGAAACTTAGTGGCAAGATGGGTAGCAAAGGTCTTCCCTACGTAGATTATGAACTATTCGCTCATTTGAAAAGTTTGAACTATGGACAAGGTACTAGTGCTACAACTCATGCAAAGTTGGCTCGTGAGGCCAACAGTTATTGGAAGAAGTTTCGAGTGAATCAATATGATCCTATATTGCTCCTTGAGGTTTCATCTTGGACTGTTTTGGCCGCACTTCTGCCTACGGAAAGCGAGTTGGCACAATGTAAGACTTTAGCAGATCGAGAGGTTGTTAAGGATATTCGTAAAGTATATCGTGCGAAAAGTCAAGGAAAAATGCGCATCACTAATGGATTTTTCAGACGCGTGTGTGGAGCACCGCACCACGAGGAGCTTGACCTTGATTCCAACAAGTGAAGGAATGAGGTTGATGGGGTTTGCATGTTTGGCAGAATATGCACCAAACCGGGACAGAGAGACAAGTCTTGGATTAAGTATACACCCGTTGAATGTCAAATCAATCGTATGACACGTCCCACCGTGTCACTTGCTCTACCTCTTGAGCATATGGTTTGGACGCACAACGGCTGTAGCTGTAACCAGTACATGGCTCTCCGCTACCGTCATCAAGTTAAAACCCCACAGCCCGAATTTGACCAATCTGCCGTTGTTGAAATTTACCACCGACTACTTCAACAACTACAAGAACATCTACAGCCATTTAGTCGTGGCAAAGTCGTTTCCACCTATGAAGGTGCCTGGCGTGCTAAATATTTTCAGGCACAACAAACCTACCATTCCATCGGATTGCACAGGTCTCAGGCACGTGTTAGGATGTTCGTAAAGGACGACTTTGAAATGGGTTTTCCCTCTAAGGCACCTCGTGCCATACAATTCCGTAATCCAATATATGCTCTTGAGATGGCTCGTTTCACCAAGCCTATCGAGAAATGGTTCTATAAACTGCAAGACAGATTTGGAACCAACATTATTGGTAAAAGTGATTCTGGCACAATAGCCAGGACACTATGTGAGAAATCAAAACATTTTAGCAATCCAATATACTTGATGTTGGACGCGAGCAAGTTTGATTCTTGTGTTGATCAAATATGGCTTAAGCTAAATGCTGAGTTTTACCAGAAGTTATTTTCGCCAACATGGTCTCGGAAAATCTTCTGGTTGTGGAAGCACACCTTCGTGAATTACGGGGGTACAAATAAGGGTATATCATTCAAAACCCATGGCACAAGAATGAGCGGTGATATGGATACGGGCCTTGGCAATTCCATCATAATGTATATTATGTTAACAGTTTATCTCGAGCGTGTTACAACCAAATACTCCATTTTGGTAAATGGTGACGATAGTTTAGTTGTTGTTGAAGCTGATGCTTTAGAACAACTTAAGGATCTCACCATTTTCAAGGAATTTGGATTTAATATGAAATTTGAGTATACAGACAATATACACCATGCCGAGTTTTGCCAGAGTCGCATGATTTATACTGATTATGGTCCCATGATGGCGCGCAATCCAGCACGAATTATGGGTCGTACAGGATGGATCACACGTCTAATGTCTGACCGCAATTGTCGTGAATTCGTTGCATCTTTAGGTAGGTGTGAACGTGCTGCTTCCTGGGGCGTACCAATTGCGTCTATCATGGCAAATCACATGATAGCCTTGAGTCCAAATTCGCCAATTTCGAAATTTCTCAACATATGGAGGAGGGAACAGTATGAGGGTGGAAAGATCCTATATCGGGCTTATAAACCAACAATTTCGTTGGGGACACGCCTTAGCTTTGCTGAGGCGTGGGGCTTGACACCAGACGAGCAGATAAAATACGAAGAGGCTATAACAGTCCAGCCGGGAACCAAAATTTCACCGGCTCAATGGTCTGATTACAACTACTACGTAAATTGTACTGCAGTTTAGGGCGGAAACAAGTACGAATGAGTACCCCAATCATACAAAATGACCAATACGAACAAGAAACAAGACATGCACATTCAAGCACAGAGTGTCATAGTCTCACCCACGAATGCCAAGAAAACGTCTACTTCGAAAAATGGACGTAACAAGAATTTACAACGTGCATTGAAACAAGCACCACACATTACCGGTATTAACTCTTCGCAGTTTAATAACGCTTCTGTGTTGGCTGGTTCAGATGTCAGTTTCATTATGTCTTATGCAGACCCATGTGGTAATCATAAGGCCGGACTTGACCTCAAGAAGATACCTGATGGGGCTTTTCCCATTTCTGCTGTTGCAGAGTATCGTTTCAATGCAACCTTAACTGCCCCTTTTACACAGGATACGGCCGCTTTGTTAACAAACGTGTCCCATTTGTACTTACAGGTTCCTCTACTGCGGTGTCCACTAATTTTATTGGTTAACATAGATTCAGAGGAATTTAGTGATAATATCATGGCAGGGTTTTGTGTTGCTTGGGCTAACATTCAAGAAACTTCTAG